GTGAAATTCACTTCACCTGTTTGTCTTGTGCCACCTTTTTCTGTGTTATCAGAATCATCAATTGCCTTGCATCGCCAGATCACTTTGTTCACATGCCCATCAGAAGTGTCACGTTCCATCGTGTTTACTTCCCAAGTTTTTACAATTGCCATAAGTTTTTCCTTTTAAATAAAAGTCTACTTTAAATCAAGGGTGATGGATCACTTTAAGCACCCTCCAATGCGGCGACTTTTGTTTCTAATGTTTCTATTTTTGTGATTGCTTCTTGTAAAGCTGCTGTTAACAGAGGAACAAGTTTTGATTGATCAAGCTGTTGCATTTCAGTCCCGTCCTTTTCACCAGCAATTGCCTCTGGTACAGCAGGTGTCACTTCATGTGCAAAGAAACCGTCAACTGTTTTAGAAGGATCTGCTTTAAAGTTAAATTTATAAGGCTTTAAAGTTTTTAATCTTGTTATTCCATCAGATATATCTACTTCATTTTCTTTCAATCTGTAGTCAGAACTTGTGTTAAAAGATGTAGCACTCGCTGTCTGACTAATAGAACCAACAATAGTACCGTCATTTTTTGCAAACTGTACAGCTGTACCACTATCATTAGAATTCCGTAGATATAGTCCAGCTACTTGTGTAGCATCATACCAAGCCGATAAACGACCAGTAACAGTGGCACCAACTGAAGTTGTCTCAAACTTAGGACTATTATCCCAACAGAGAACTATACCTGCATCATCTGTTGCGGATAAAAGAGTATCATTGTTGTTATCTAGAATATAAACTCCATTACTAGCAGCAGTTCTTATATAAAGCGCACCAGTAGTATTCTCAATCCAAGAACTATTGCTGGTATGGTGGAGCTTAAGATCAGCACTAGATCCTAACGCAATCTTACTACCATCAGAAGCAGTAAGATCACCACTGATATACACACCACCAGCATACGTTTGCAGCTTCATGCTGTGGTCGTAATAGAGTTCTACGGATCCGTTTTGTAATGCTTTAATAGCATCATCTGCACCACCATCTGTAGCATTGACACCTACTTGCCAATTAACCCTAGCTCTATGGTAGGTCGAACCACTCGAATGGTTTTTAAAGAATGTATCCGTTCCATCGAAGTATATTTTTAAATCTTGGTCATTTCCCATTCTAATTTCTTTACCATCATCCATGTAAAGATAATCTGATAACTGAATGCCATAACTTTTCGTCTCAAACTTAACAGAGTCGTCGTAATAGAGCTTTACCGCACCATTAGCTGTACCTTCAAGGATAGTCTCACTTGATGCTTCATTAGCCCAATAGATCGTACTATCACTCGCTGTGATTATTGAACCCGTACCTGTATCTTTAATGTAAGAATGAGAGCCATCATGGTAGATTTCTAGATCATTACCTGCTCCAAACTGAGCTTTAACTGAATCTCCAAATTGAAGAGCTGCATCTAATACTTCTATATGTTCAGCACCAACTGCATCGTCTGCAATCAAAGCACCTGTTATTTGGTCAGCTGCTATGTGAACCGTATCTATACTTCCATCTGTGTAGTGTTCTGAGTTGATTGCATTATCTGCAATCTTTGTACCATCTACAGCATCATTAGCTATCTTAGCTGTTGTTACCGCGTTATCACTAGGTGAGCCAATACCAGCATGTTCTAAGTAAATAATAAAATCAGGAGCTGCTGTTAGATTTCCTCCAAAGTGAATGGAAGACCCATCAAGACAGAATCCATCATTAGACCCTATAGACGTACCTGTATTAGGTTTTTGTACAACACCATTTAAACTAATCAATAAGGCACTAGCTGCAGTAGGTGATACAGCAGTTGTTGTACCTGATAAAACTAATTCATATGATGCAGCTCCAGTAGCAAATGCACCACTAGTATTGTTATGTGCTTTAAGTTCTAAGTATTTAAAATCAGTAGCACCACCACTAATGGTAATAGTTTTAGCTGCACCTGTACCACTAGCTGTTACTCCTGAACCTACAAAGTTAAGAGTAGTAGCTGCAGTAGATAAAGCACTACCTTCATCTTGTACAGTTATCTCACCACCACTAGCTGCAATAGTTAAGTTATCTCCACTAGGAGTTAAGGTTATATTATCTCCAGCTAAGATAGTTAGATCATCATTACCACTACCTGAACCTCCTGCAGTAAGTCTAAGTAATGCATTATCACCTGAGTCTTGCCAAGTATGTGTATAAGTAGTATCTGTTTGAGAAACAGTAGCCCATGTTAAACCACCGGTATTACCTGATTGTTTCTGTAGATATTGACCATTACTTCCAGCATTACTAATCTTTAAATTAGCTTCATCAACAATGTCATCAGCAATGACTGTAGCACCATCAGCAGTAGATGTTACTTCTCCACTATGGTTTGGGTGTGTGTAGTTATTAGCTGAGGTAGCTATACCATCAAGCTTTGTATGATCAGCATCTGTAAAGACATTAGAATCACTAGCAGATCCTACTAAGGTTCTGATTTCAGCAGCTGTTTGATCTGCTGTAGCACTAGCTTCAATAGCATCTAATTTAGTACCATCAGCTGATAAGTCTCTACCATCAACAGTTTGTGACCCTGACATAACAATATTGCCTGTCATGGTACCGCCTGCTAAAGGTAGTTTAGTAGCAATACTATTAGTTACAGTAGTAGAGAAGTTAGCATCATCTCCTAAAGCAGCTGCTAATTCATTTAATGTATCTAATGCTCCAGGTGCAGAATCAACTACTCCTGCTACTTGATCATCAACATACTTTTTAACTGACTGTTGAGTAGGTAGTTTAGTACTGGAGTTAGAAGACATATTATCTTCATCTACTACAAAGTTCATACTTGCTGTAGTAGTATCTGATTCCATTACAGCACCTGCTGCAGCTACGTTTGTAGCATCTGTGACATCAGCATTCGTTTCAATAGTAGCTAATTTACCTGATTCTGTTCCACCGTTTATAGTACCTGATACAGTTAGGTTACCTGTTACAGCTACACCATCATATTTAGTTTCTAATACTGGAGTATCTGATGAGAAACTACCACCTGATGTCTTTGGTCCCCAAAATGAACACCTTGAAGAATCATGGCTTTTAAATTCTGCATATTTAAAATCACCTGGACCATCTTGTTCAAATTCTATTTCAGTAGCTGAAAGATGTAATTTTTTATCATGAGAAGTCATGATATAACAACCATCACCGTCTGTTCTATAACTTATAGACAAGTAATAATCAACACCACCACCACTAGGCCAATTTTCATTACCAAATAGACAAGCAGTATTATTATCAAACTTAATCCTACCAGGATAAGAACTACCTGAATGTTTAAAGTTTAAACGTGACTCTGATTTATCCCAGAACATATAATGGTCAGCACCTACATCAGATGTCCATTTAACATCTGTAGCTAGTTCTAACTGGTTATCTGCAATTAGTTGATCACATGTTACTGTTGTGAACTTACCTGTTGTAGCTGATGAAGAGCCAATAGTAGTACCATCTATAGCACCACCATTTATATCTACTGAAGGTAGTGTTGATGTACCAGTAACATCTAATGTACCTGGAATATCAACATTACTTGTCCATTCAACTCCTGTACCTGCAGCATCAGTTTGTAGTAATTCTCTTGCTGATCCATCTTTTAACTTGCTAACTTCTATCTCTGCATTACTAGCTATTTTAGCATTGTTTACAGCTCCATCAGCTATGCTATCAGTGGTAACTGCACCACTACCAATACCATCAGTTCCTACTGATTGTTCTTGTAATTCATGTATTCCAAATAAGGATTGTTCTACGTTAGCATTTAAATCACCAGCTCTTATAGAAGATCCAGCTGCAAAAACTGCTTTAGGATCTTCATTACCATCTGTTTTACCTACTATTGTTTTTCTATAAACCCTTACTAATACTCCACTCTTTGGAGCACCTGTACTTTCCTGAACTGCACTATCAACATTTGTATTATTAAAAGTGATCTTTGCTGGGGAAAGTGAGACCGTATATTTAGTTGTCGCTTGCGTTACTCCGTTAAGAGAAACTCTTACATCTTCAGTTTGTAGTGTGGGAAAGTCATAAGTAAACTCTAAATTAGAGCCATTAACACTCCCGCCATTATCCTTATAGGTTGCAGGCATTTTATTATGTTGTTAGTTGTCATGGTGGGTTTATAAACGTTGAAGATCTAATATATCTTCTACTTGTTGTTGAGTATTAAGAGGGCTTGTTTGTTGTTGCTTTTTGAAAGTATCAATCTTTCTGTCTTTATGTTCTTGGATAACTCTTAGAACATCTGGATGACCTTCACGTACAACTTTTTGCCAAGCTGCTTTTCTAGCTTTATCAAAATAGAATTTAATACGTTTATTATGTGTATAAGATTTCATCGGATCTAAATTCCAGTCACCTTTTTTTAGATCATTATGCATTATGTCTACAGAGGCGATGATTGAAGGATCTTTTGCTAAATCATCTAAGATCTTTTCTAAACTTCTACCTCGTTCATCTCTATAGTCACCAATAGCTTTACCAAATAAAGATCTAACTTTATTCTCTTTAGCTAGAGATGGTCCCTGATTAGGTGCTTGTAAGACTGACATTCTCATGTCGTATTGACTGTTCATTAACAGTGTCCTACCTGGACCTTGCTTTAAGCTAAGGCTAATTGGACTTACTGCATTCCACATACGCTCCATAAAGTTCCAATCTCTTAATGGCTCACCATTTAATAAGTCATATTTAATTGGAAGTTCCTCTGGTAGTGGTCCACCTGTGGCAAGCTCTGATGCTAAGTTACGATTTCTAATTGAATCCCATAGATCCTTATTCAATTCCCTCATCCTTGGATTAAGGATTTTACCAACTTCGTTTCTAAGACTGGATAAAGGTACTTGGTTATTAACTATGTTACCAGCAATACGTCCAAGGTTTCTAGATGTTGGGTTAAAGACATCGACTAATTGAGTTAAGCCTTGCATATAAGACTTATTAACAATGTCAGGTATTGATGCTGTTATTGCAAACGCAACTCTTCCTAATTGATCTTCAGCCCATTCTGGACCCATGACTTGCATGTTATCTCCAATGTTTGCAACAGTTGAAAGGATCGTATTATAAGGTTCAAAGGAATCAAAACCTACTCTGACACCTCCTATTTCAATTGTATTTCTTTGCCACTCTGCTGATTCTTCCCATAACTGACGTTGAGATCTATTAGCTGGACCTGAACCTGTCAAACCACCTTCCATGTATTTCTGACCTGCCATCATAACAATAGAGGCACCAGCAGCTTGTCTACCTAAGATAAGATTCTTTTGCCTAGCTAAGTCATCAGCATTATCAATACCATACTTCATAGCTAACTCAGTGAAATCATCACCTGAGTGCATTAATATATCTCTGGATTCCTTCATTAACGCACCTAATATTGGTGTGTTTTTAGCATTCATTCTTAAGCCATTAACACCTGTTCTTGCAAATAAGAAGAAAGGTCTAGCCCAAGGTGTTTTATTAAATACACCTTCAAGTCTTTTTGCAAATCCTGATAGATCTTCAGTTAATGTTACTTCTTTGAATTTCTTCTGTAGGAATAAATCTTTAGATATATCAAGATCTCCAGCTTCATCTAAGTATCTGCTGTAATGCATATCCTCAGCAGCTTTTATCATCTCTGGTGTTATCTCAGTAAACTTACCGTTAGATACTTCATCATAGACAGAGGTAAATGCTAGTTCTTTTGATCTAGCTTTAGCCATGATGTACTTAAACGTTTCATCAGTAGAGGCAAGTACTCTAGATGACCATGCAGCAAATCTACTATCATTAAGCCATCTTCCAACATTAGCTATATTGAAAGCCATCTTATGATTCCAATCACCTTTAGTCTCAGCCCATTGTCCATAAGCTTCAAACTTTTTATCAGTTAATCTTTGTCTTTCTGAGAAACGAGTTTGAATGTTATCTACTTTTTTACCAAAGTTTGCATTTAAGTTTGCTCTAAATACTTTCCATGAGTCTGGAAGTATTTCAAACATTCCATATGTATTTCTAGCTGATGCTTGAAGTAATCTAAAGTCACCTGTAAATGGTGCTCTCATTGTTGCACCAACTAATTGATGCAGTGAGTTCATATAAGCGTTACCTGTTGTACCAATGATTGCTCTAATTGGTGTTTTAGGACCACTAAGTATTGAGTTAACAAATACACCTTGTAATTCTTTGACTAATACTCCAGTTTCAACTTTGCCTTTAAATTCTCCACCAATGATCTTTTGATGCATCCACTTATCAAAGTCCATCCAGTTTTGGATTTTGTTATTCATAGAGAACACATCCATTACTGATTCAGCTAACTCGTCTGTTTGACCATCTTTAAGTAGCTTCATAAGCATGTCAACAGCTTCTTTGGATTCAGTATGTAGTTGTACTGTTCGTTCTTGAATAGCTTTCTTAGCTTTAGATGTTAACTGTCCACTTGGACCTTTTAATTTACTAAACTCTGTAGATATTAAATAACGTGAACGTTTTACATTAGCTAATCCAAATGTAAGTCTATCTCTAACAGAATCCATTAAACCATCTCTGGCAAAGACATCTGTTGAATCACGTAATTCTCTAGCTGCAATATTCAAATCTCTAAGTTTTTTAAATAAAGCTCCATTAACTAAATCAGCTACAACTACATTCTCCATAGCCCAAGCTTCAAAGTTATCAGTAACTGGACCTGAACCTGTTTGAAAAGGTTTTTGATCTGTTATAGGTTTCCAAAAATCTTCAGTACTTGTAGCTGTAGCATGTCTTCCCATTACCTCTTGATATCTTTCAAAAGCAGGTTCAAATAGTTCTCTAAAAGATACTTTGTTTTTTCTAGATTCTTTTACTAGATCTTGATACTGACTATCTCCAAGTAATTCTTTAGCTTTATCTTTTAAGAATTTAGTTGAGAAACCACTTGTCTCTGCACCTCTTTGTGCTTGGACAGGTGTCATAACATCTCCAGTAGACCCAATATCATTACCCCAGTCATCACCACGATTCATCTGTCGATGTATATCGAAGGCGGTATCTCTTGATGTTGGTGAACCTTGTCCTGGTTGAGCATATGGTTTGTTCTTATGTCCTCTGAATCCTGATTTATTAGGAGAAGCACCTGCAGCTAATTGTTTCTGTACATATGGACTAATTTCTTTAGGTGGTTGAACAACATCAACATCAACAACATCTCCACCTAATTGTCTATCAATTTCATAGATACGTTGTGCGTTATCAAATTCTAATTCTTCTTTTAATTCAAGCTCACCTTTCTCTTTGATTTGTGCATCTATATCATCTGCTTTCTTTAGAGCATATTCACCTTGACCAAACTTAGTAGCTACATGACCAAAGAGTTTAGCTAGACTCATCTCTTCTAATACATTTTTAAATGTTAATACAAGAGGATGATCTGTATCTGAACTAGCTAATCCTAAGAATGCTTCTCGTGTCCAAGGTACTCGTTCAGCAATTTGACCTGTGATGTTATCGTTTTGAGAGTTCTCAGATACAGCTGAAACTATACCCTCAGCTAATACTGCTTTTTGAGTTAATGGTAGACCTGATACTCCTGGTAATTTAGCAGCCCATCGACCACCAACACCATAATGAGTAGCCATTTCAGATAAAGTTCCCCACCAAGAATTATTCCAAGGATTCTTGACATTTCCTAGTGGATCCCAGTCTGGTTTATAAGGTTTACCAGTACGCTTATCTATCATCTGACCACCAACATTCTGCATCTCACCTGTAGCCATATCCATATAGCGTTCAGGTGCAGTTAATACTGAGGATACAAGTTTAAGACCACCTTTCTTGATGGAGTTAACTGTTTCTATCCCAGCATCACCTTCTTTTGTTAGTGCATGTTTACGTCTAAGCCATATAGCACGTGGGTTATCTATAGGATCTACCCTGCCATCTGGACCTACTGTCTGACCAAATGATTTAACTCGGTCTTGCCATCGTGGATGAAACCCTACTCTATCGTAGATTTCAGCTGGGTATTCACCGTTAGCTTCTTCGTCACTCCAAGGTATATCAAGCCTTAACTCATCATATTCTGGGTGTTTTCTTAAGTCTTGACCATCTACCATTAGATGATCTGTAGGTAACTGTTCTGCTGTTACCTCTGCAGTCCCTTGGGAAGCTGCTTGTTGATTTTGTAATCTTGCTCTAATGAATTCAGCATCTTCTATAGCCTGTGCATTAGCTCCCGTAGGAGTGATTTCTTCGTTCATGTTTTATACCTGTGATGATCGTATGCCAGGGAACATTAATTCTGTATTTGAATTCCACAGAGAGATATAGGGTGATGTATCTTCTAATTCTGCTTTATCCTCTTGATTATTAGCGTCTTCTACATCAATAGTGGCTTGAGTATTAGAGACAGTATTTGGTTTATATCCAAGTTTTCTTCTTAGGTCTTCTAAGCCTGGTATTTCTAGTGTTGAATCTATAGGATTTTTCTCACCTAATCCTTCTGTCTGACCACTAGCTTTTAATTGAGCATCTAATATATCCCAAGCTGAAAGTTTAGGGAATGAGCTAGATAGTCTTCGATAGTAATATGGAACATCACCTACACCTAGACTGTACTTTTTACCTAACTCTAGGTAGTTTTCACTTCCAGGTATAACTGTTGTGTTGAGATAATTAAGTTGATCTCCTTTTGTGGTAAATACTTTTATAGAATCTAAACCATCAAGTATAGCTTCTGATTGAGCTGTATTTCTAGATATTTGGTTTCTTCTAAAATACTTACTGTTAATGTGTGGGACACCTTCCTTTGCCTGATCAAGTTCGAAAGCTTGTTCAACTAACTGTATTGCTATTTTATGAGCATTACTAGGATCTTCACCACCTCTTATCTCTTTAGCAATGGTAGCGTTATAGTCATCTAAAGCATTGTAGTAAGCTCTTATAAACTCTGGACTTCCAGTTTCTGGAGTACCTGTTGATTCTGAATTAGCTTTACGAACGAAAGATGTTATACTATCTGTTGCTCTTTTGGTATAAGTATCAGCAGCTTTAGCTATATTTTCATCTTCTGTGAGCCATTGAGATACACGGTTGAAGACAGTATAATGCATACCATCAGTATCTGATTTAATAAGATAACCTCTCTTAGCTCTTAAAGCTTGTAGGTATTCAAAATCATCATCAGCTTTACGTTCTTGAATAGTCTTATGGTTCTTTAAAAAGTCTGGTTCAGTACTAAGACCTGTTTGTTCAGTCCATTTACGTTGCCATAATTCCTCATGTGCATCATGTATTGGAGTCTCATCATTTTGCATCTTCTTAACAAAATCATGAAAACCAGTTTCTACTTCTTTTTTCTTGTTGTTACGTTTCTGTATTTCATCCTCAAGAATACCTGTTTTATAATCAAGGTATTTACGCTCAAGTGTTTTGAATTCTATTTTAAATAGCTCTCTTATTTCCTTCTTACCACTACCGTCTCTTGACATCATTTCATGATCACCTAATGCTTGTAGGTGCTCATCATCCATTGTCCCAGCAAACATTGCTTCCTCAAACCTTCCCCATAGAATAGCTCTAGTTGCTTTAGGATTACCATTACCATATGTTGACTGATACTTATTAACAAAAGATTCAAATTCAGCTCCAAAGTCAGCTGTATCAATAGATGACATAACCTGTCCAACAGCTATCTCTTTAGCTTCGTTCTCTCGCTCTACTGTTTTCTTTTGATGCCACTGACTATAAAACTTATCATCATGATCTCTCATCTCCTGATACATATGCTTATTCACACCTGGTTGGTGATGACTAGCAAACGGTCTAATATAAGCTCTATATAAACGTTGTTGTATTTGTCTATATTCTTGAGGAGTATCAGCTTCAGCTAAAGTTTGTTCTTTAAAAGTACCATCAGGTAATTTTATTTGAACAGGTATTATAGAGTTCTGTTGTAAGAACATTGGATACTGTTTAGCTCTATCCTTATACATCTCACGTAAGAAACCCTGCTGTTGTTTAGGAGTTAACTTAGTTAATTCACTTCTAAGAAATACATCTATCTCATTATTTTTATAAGACTCTTCAACCATCTTTCCATGGACGGTATCTTCTAATCTGTCTTGTGCTTCCTCTGCATCAAATTTAGCTGATAATAATTCTTGATTCTTTGCAGAGACATTATACCAAGCTTCAGCACCTTCCATGAACTTCTCATTATTATGAGCTTCAATCATTGGTTCAGCTATCTTTGCAGCTGTTTGAGATAAGTTTGCTAACTGATCCCAACGCTTATCTTTACGTTGTGCATCTGCTAATTCAAATTGAAATAGTTGAGCATTACGTGTAGTTATAGATTGTAAGTATTTGTCTTGGTTTTCCTTAGCTGATCGGATTAAACCATCACCTGAACTTTGAACGGCTTCAAATTTCTCTTCTGATCTGAAGGGTTTAAATGGAGTTTGTGTCATTATTAAAACCCATACTGTGAACGGGAATATGGACCTGAGTAACTTTGTAGTGGGTTCATACCTACTGTCCTATTTGGTTGGAAGAATCTTTGTTTAACGCCTCCCATTGGTGATGTCATACCAACACCCATTGCTCCACCAAGAGTCTGTATAGGTGATATGAATGATGCAGCTGTACTTGCAATACCCATTGCTTGCTCTAAGAAACTTGGACCTTTTGGTTTTACTGGTTCAGCAGAACGTGTTTGTGGCATTCCTCTTTTACCTAATGCTTGAGCATTGGCAGAGAATAGACCACGACGAGCATCAAGATATTTTTCTGTTTGCTTTCTATCAGCTCCTCTTAAGTTAGTATCTAACGTTGCTTGATGATATAGAGCTGCTAGTTTCTGAGATCTACCAAAACCTGATGCTTTATCACCTTCATTAATAGCTTGATTAGCCATATTGTTTTGGAATAAAGTCTCCTTACTTTTCATATAATTTGCAACCTCTCCTCCAAAGTTGGCTTGTATTGATCCAACAAGTCGGCTGTACGCATTTAGATTTTCCTGAGTGTCAATATCATATTGATCACTCTTCATGTTCCAAACGTTATCAGTGGCTCTACCTTTAGCTTCCCACTGTCCGTATTCATGTAAATATTTTTCTTTTTCAGCTTGAAATTGTTTTTTTCCTGTACACACGGCAAAACTCGATAAAGGATAAATTGTTAGGTCCGTGTCTTACTTCACGTAAGAATTTAAAACCTAGAAATTTGAGAAGTTTGAGGTGAACTTTGTTCCGTTTATCAACGATATTCCACAACAACTTCTCTCTTCTGCTTTCGACAAACCTTTTAGATTCACGAGCAAAAGTATGTGGATATTTTTCTATTTCTGGTGTGCATAGCATCCAGATTAGTCCGTCTTTAGGATCAACTCCAGCCATTCCGGCAGTCTTGCCGTTAGGCACAGTGAAATACACACAGGAGTCGTTCTCAGCCGCCCAAACAAGGTGAGTCATAGGATCTAGCCCGAAGCCATCTTCGAGCTCTCTACGGTCATCTGGACGTAGATTAGAGGCTACTTGTTTTGCAGCCTCAATTGTTATTGGATGAATAAATTTAGACATTAAAAGTAATTGAAATTAATAACTATTCTTCTTTCGTTACCTTCAGTATGGGTGGTACTGCTGTGCCTCCTGGAACCTTCAAAGATAACTAATCTATTTTCTATGCAATCTACTGATTCATGTGGGATATCAAATACAGTAGGAGCATCTGTAGTTGTGCAATAGAAGATAGCCGTCTTCATGTGAGCTATTCTTTCGTCACTCAAACCTCCATAGTCATTATGATAACCATCTACTTTATAGGTAGTCGTTTTCCATGTACAATTAATCTTTATCCTATGCCATCCGATAACATCTAGATGCTTAGCAAATAAAGAATGTAATGTAATGAAGTTAGTCTCTTGTACAGGTTTATGTTTCTTGTAGATAGTGGATACTAACGTCTCCTTTCCATCCCCTTTTTGAACTTTGTTTGGGTTCCAAGACCATAGTAATTCAGGGCTATATAGAAGTCTTTTTTTGATGACATTGAAATCTTGTTCAGACAATACATTGTCTATTATTTTCATGTATTCCTATAGAACATTGGTGTATAGTCACCTTCCCAAGATATTGATCTTATTGTTGCGGGAGCTGGGTGAGTTGATTTAATACTAAAATCAAAGTTTATATTCTTTTCATAGATAGGTATGGTTCTTATATCTTCACTTAGGAATGGTGCATCTGTAGCTTCAACATAATCAGCTGGTGTAGATTCGTATTCATCAGTAAATGTTGCTTTATCAAACCTACTTAATATGGATTGATATAAACCAATACGCCCGAAAGATACTTTAATCCTATGTACGATTAATGATGAGTTAACATCACCTATGGAATACTCTCCTTTATTCTGTGAGACATAGAATCTAGGGAAATCTACTTGGTAATCATATAGATAACCTGCAAATATACTCCCAGTCCAATCCCCATCAGCTGTAACTGTAGTACCGTTAATGGTTGGTTTAGTAAAGTTCTTACCAGCAGTAGAACTAGTCAGTGCTAATGCACCGTTTGATGTACTATATCCAGCCCAAGCAACATTACTAAATGTAGTTTTCTTAGTTGTTGAATTATAACTACCACCACTTAGAGGTACATAGTTATCTAGATGTAGTAAGTAATTGACACTATCTTGAGTAATGCTTGGATCAGAACTTGCTTGTACTAGGTTTATACTCTGTAGATAACCTTGGTTCTCTAAGAAGTAATAAACATCTCCTACAATGAAGTGATACCTTAGTGGGTTAATTAGTTTCCATTTAAACCAGGAAGACTGAATTCTCTCATTACCAACATTGTTATACTTATAAACAACAACCTCATTGGAGTTGGTTTTACCAAAGAAGATTAATGCATTCTCTCTAGAGTTAGTAAGTTGATCAATGTCTTGTGGTATGAGTCTTGGTACTACTGTAGTCTGGTTAACTAAATCTGGTTCACCTTGAGATGAGAAGTTAGCACCTTCAAAGAACTTACTATAAGCTCCACTACTATCTAAGAACCCTATACTTTTCCCCAGGGAAATAGGAGATACTTTTTTATTATAGTTATAGGTAGCAACACTAGATAACCTTGCAGTTTCTGCTGTTAAAACTGAATCATCTGTAGTTAATAAGAACTGTTGATCTGTACTAAAGATAAGTAATCCATTATTTATCTGTATTCCATCTACAAGTTTAGAAGGGAAGCTAGAACTACAAGCTATATCTATCCTATCTGTAGGGCTAACAGCTAGAGCTGTGCTATTCCAAAAGTTATAGAAGTCACCAGGCTGAGAACATATAGCATTCTCTCCACTTAAGAAGACTAACCTATTTCTCCAAAACAATATTTTAGTTATTGTTTGGTTAATGAAACTAGGATATGGATTTGTCTCATCATCTCCTACATCTCTAGTACCCCATGCAGCTCTATCAACTGTAAATGTTGTAGCAGCTGTACGTTGAATAGTGATAGGCATGGTACCAGCAGTGTATCCATTGTTAACAGCTGGAGCTGAGCACTCTACCCATGTACCTTTACCATCTTTACTATTCTCTCCTTCAAATTTCAAGTAGTAATCATCTTGATTTGAATCACTACTATTATTTATTTTAACTATATAACCATGCTTACATTGAGTTGGTAATTCAGTGATATCATTAGCCGTCTTTGTGATGGCTTTCATCAAATCATTTTCAACAACTTCCACATTGAAAGCTACTGAATTACTAGATAAATAAATACCATTACCAATGATTTCAGCATCGACATTTGATATACCTGAAAGTTCACCATGTAAACCTCCTAAAATAGCATTAGCTGTAACAGCTGTATCTGAATCAAATGGTGTTGGTGCTGGTCTACATAATCCTTCATCAGCTACTCCACCAACTTGAGATTTATGTCTAGTAGTTTCGTGTTCTGTGACTTTAATTTGATAGTTATATCCTGATAAAGTTACCTCAGTTGTATCATTAGTAGTCCAACCTTCTCCACCATGTAGAAGTATAACTTCATCCATGTAGGTACAACCGTAGTCATTCGTATCAAGGTCACCATGGTCAGTTGCATAAGATGTTGACTGTCCTTGTTGTCCTCTGACACTAAGTCTAAAGATTAAGTTCTTCTTACTACCACTAGTTATATTGAAAACTTCAGTTCCTATACCTGGACAATGACCTGTGCCTGGTGCTCCAGCTGCAGGTCTGTTATTAGTACCAGTTGCAGTACTACTAATTTCTAATCTAGTAGCAGTTGTGTATGTAGCAACAGTAGCATTATCAGCTACATTCAATGCATACTGTCTACCATTCTCTGTCTTAAGTAACTCAATAAATGCTGTGTGAGTAGCTGAACTACTAGCTGTAGTACCAGCTTTAGTTATAGTCTTCGTTGAGTTATTAGCAAAGGTTGTATCGTTTATCGTTAGAAAGCTTAAGTCTGTTGGAGTGTTGGTTGCTAAGTAAGCTTTTAAATTTGTCGCTGTTGCACTATTGGTTGATCCATAGACAACATCCATACGTAACCCATCAGAACATCTCCAAACTCTTACCTCACCATTACTTGCAACTTGACCAATGTATGATCCTTCAGTCTCATCTCTGTAGTAATGAAAGAAGGAACCACCACTTTGTATATCATGTAATGCACCTGTAGCTGTAGAGTGAGATCTATCACCATCACTAATAGCTGAGGTATCTACTCTCTTACTTCCAGGTCTCTTATATAAACCATAGGTAACGTCAGGTACACCATTAATGATATTAGTTACTTGACCTAAGTTCTTTTTATAATCAGGTTGCTCCGATATACCACCAAAATAATTCGGTATTGTTTGTGTTATTCCTGTCATCTTGCCAGTGCTCTCCAAGGTTGGAAGGTTTGATAAACCTGGTTATCAGTGAAACCAAGCATGGAGTGGTTACCTTGTTGTGTTTCATATTCAATACAAGATGCTCGTGCAAAAGCCTCTTGAGTAGAAAGTAATTCAACTAGTTGTGGGTTAGCTATTAACTGTGTAGCTGCTCTAGCTGAAGCTTTGTAGACAACATATCTTCTAAAGACTGGAGGTATGTTTTCGAATTCATATATGTAAACTACATCACAAGAAAGATCATTATCAAATTCAAATGTATGGTTAACTTTATCCCATAACTTTCCATCTTTTCTTATTGTATCTAATGTCTTACCCTGCCATCCATTAGTAACATCTAACCTTAAGACAGTAGATGGTACAGCTATGTGTTTTGTATTTGGATCAGGTGTAAAGGTTACGTGGTGTTCAGTATTAAAATGCCAACCTTCACTTTGTATATCTACATTACATTCATTCAGTATATTATAAATAAAAGATATCTCTGGGTTGGTACTGATTAAAGAACCTGTGTTTGTATCGTTTAGCTGGGTGACTGGAGATTGACCGATGGCTCCCAGTATAGAATTGACTGCGGATAATTCGGTATCGAGTTCATTTGTTTTGGTAGCCATGAAATTTTTTCAGTAAAAAAAAAGGGAGCCATAAAGACTCCCATTGCGTGTATAAAAATATATAGTTTATGAGAAACCAGCGTTTGATATAGCAGTGTTCTCTGTACCAGATCCATCCCAACCTGTAGCTTGTGAGGAAGCTGTGTTAATACCAGCGATCAACTCAACTGCACATGCAGGGTTAAGGAAGTCTGCACCCATAGCCAAACGGCCAAGGATTACATCACCTTGATAGACAACTGATACGTCGCCTGAAGTTACCTGAACCTGTGGTCCGATAGCTTCTACAACACCTGCGGCTTCCTTCTGGAAGATTAATCCACAGCTGTTAGCGAACTTAGCAGCTAAACCATAGTTGTTAGTTGTCTTCTGTCCACCAGCTGGAGTACCACCGTTAGCAGCTTGCTCCATGTCTTCCATGGTCGCACCAACGTGTGAACCCATGTTGTCCTTAGAGTCGTAACCAGTTCTATTAGGATCAGCAGAAGTACCATACTTACCAAAGAATGGAATGTTCATTGACTTGTAGATCTTGATGCCTGCAATTTCAATGATGCCATTTCCAGACTGTAAAGCTGAACCTTGTACATCACGGTTGATTAAACCATTAGTACTTACTGCTTGGATAAGTGCATAGTACTGTCTTGGGTTTAGAACAGCTACACGTCCATCACCAGAAACACCCTTCTCATCTAGAATTGCTGCTGCATCATAGAATGCATTCACCAACTTAGTAGAGTCATAAGCATCTTTCTTATCTGTACTTGTATCTGCACCAACCTTAAGCATACTTCCACCTGGCTCTACGAAGTTAGTCATAGAGACTGGTGAAGGCTGTCTAGCAGCTTTAGTTATAGCTCTGAAGATTCTACGGTCATAGTTCTCAGCTAAAGCATAACCAATCTTACGAGAGATTTCTCCACGTAAATCGTAGTGAGCAAGAGTCTCGTCTAATTCATAAACGAAAGCACTGGAGATGAGTAGGTCATCAACTGTGATTGTCTTCTCTGCTACTGGAGGAGTCTTCTCGTCGTTACCGAGTATGCTCTGGCCTGGAATATGAAATTCACTTTTGGTACGACCTGTGTAGATGAACTGTAATGATTTACCGTTCTTCAAGGTACGTCTTGTTACAAGATCCCTAGCTATTGTGTTGTGCTGGAATCCTTTGAACATCTCACCTGAGAATAATTTCAGGTAAAGTGCTCGCCTCTGATCAACGGTTCCTGCATTAGTGAGAGCACCATTATTGGCACCTCCATAAATAGGACCGTTAGCAGTGGCTGTTGTGGCTTGTTGTGCCATTTGCCTTTATTTTAAAATGTAATGAATGTATATTTCTACTTGCCAGCAAATTAAAACGTTTGTTTTTGTGGTCTATCCCACCGTCTAGACGGCTAATAGGTATCCCGCGTACGGGGCTAAAAGCCAAAAGCGAGCTATCGGAATCGAACCGATGAACCTAGCTTGGAAGGCTAGAGTTTTACCGCTAAACTAAGCTCGCTAGAAGACTCTCTATGGAATTGCAAATGAGAGTATTCTATGAAAATAAAAAAGGATAGCAGTCCGAAGACTACTACCCATAGTTCATTAATCTGATTTCTTTTCTTCATCAACACCTGGCGGTTGATAATCACTAGGCATAGTGTCTAGCTTTTTTACCTTAGGTTCGGGTGAGTAAGACACAGGGTGCGCTACTCCGAAACCAGTTTTAGATTGCTGAGACATTAGAAAGAATACTTAGCACCTAGCTTTGTACCATAGTTGTTGTCAGCATCTTCTACTTGCGAGAAAGAAACTTCGCCATATAGACCAAGCTTTTCCGTAGCAGCAAAGGAGGCTCCTGTTTTGCCAGAGAAATTAGACTCAGCATCAACGCCATCTGCAGCATTGATAGTTTTGCCACCCTGAAGGTAGTAGGCGAGGTCGCCAATGTTGTTTTCATAACCTACGTGTAGGTCGGTAGCTCTAGATGTGTAGTCAGAACCAGTGTAGTTAGCATTTGATTCTACATTAACATATGGTCCAGCCATTGCAGGTGTAGAAACAAGAGTGGTTGCTAGGACAAGTGCAAGTTTTTTCATTTAATTAAATAGTTTTTGTGTAAGTGATACCACGATACTTTAGTTTTACAGTCATTGTAAATCTCTAGTACCTAAGCCCCGTTCCATGCTTAGGTTTCATGCGTCCAAAAGGATGAACGGACGTGGTTATTTAACCAACAGAAGGAGCTGCAAGAGCAACTTCTGTGGTATCTATTGACGCTAGGTCAAGTGGAAAATTATGTGCGTTTCTTTCATGCATAACTTCAAAGCCAAGGTTGGCTCTGTTTAATACGTCAGCCCATGTAGGTACGACTTGACCTTCAGATGCTACGATGGATTGGTTGAAGTTGAACCCATTG